ATGTCTAATTTGAGTCCTAACAAGATCCACAGAAGTAGTTTGTGTTTGTGCCAGATACTCTGCCGACTTCTCGCGGAACTCCTGCTGTTCCTTCTGCGCTTTTGCTAATCTTTCAGCCAATTCCTTTGGAATCGGCATAGTCTTGTCGCCGCTTTGGTATTGGTCAATTTCCTCTTGTACTTCTTGGGCCCTTAATGCAGCCTCTCCAGATTTCTCAAGAGCTTGTTCTGAGAGGTTAAACAGCTTTCGTATTTGCTCCGCCTGCTCACCAAGAACTGGACCAAAATGTTCATGCTGAAACCTAGTAAACTCACTTCGCAGGGCAGCAATGTCCTGGAAGTTATATCCAACACCGTCTTTAGTTTTACCTACACCAGCAGCAGCCCGTGCTTTTACACTATCGACAGCCTCAGTGGCTTTACGCTTACCGTACCAAACAGCAGCAGCGACAATTGCTGCCTTCAGAGCCGGCACAAGTATAGGAACGGCGGCGACGAGCATACCACCCAAACCCAGTCCACCTATTGCCGCAGACAGGGCGCCGCCGACTATAGAGCCAAGACTACCAAGGATGCCCATAAAGGCACCACCCAGTTTCTTGACCGTCTCAAACAACATCTGGCCGACGGTCTTCTGATCCTTCTTCTTCTCCTCGCCCCTCATTTTATCGAAAAGGCCCTTCGAGTCTCCCGCTTTGCGTTTAGCCTCTTGTTGCTCGCGGTGGCGCTCTCGATCTTTCTTATTCTCTTCGTTAGCTTCTCTCTTATTCTCGTCCTTCTGCAGTTTATAGATCTTATCTAAAGTCGAATTGATATTCTCCACCGAAGACTTAACTTCGGTGGAGGTACCGTATAACTTCTTTAGAACATTTGCGTCCATGGGAGTCCCACTTTGTTTTATTTATCACCTATTGATAGCAGCTTGCTTGCGCTTCATTTCAATAGTCTCAAGATAGTTCGAAAGCAGTGACGTCATGACGTCAAACTCCCACGGCAAGAGATCCTCAATCTCAGATATGTTCCAGTTGTGGTATTGCTTAAAAGCAAACAACCGTTCATAATGATGCACGAGGTTGGTGTGCATCATTGATATTAGAAAAAATCAGCCAGACCCTCCAAAACCGTCTCGAAGGTTTTACCGGTGTTGGGGTTCTTAAGTTTAATCGTGTGAGACAGCTTCGGCATGGTATTGAAGAACTGCATGATCTTACCAAACTGCTCAGTCGTCAAGCCGTCCAACCATTCAACAACCTCCTCGACTGTCATCTCCTCACGGGAATAAACTTCCTCACCAACAACGATCTGCGAAATGCAGCGGGCGACAGTCTCAGTTGAGTCGGTGATGTTATCAATCTTCACACCCTCAGCAAAGAAGTTGAGGTCAGGATAACGCATCTTGATAGTGAGGTCTTCACTCAGCTCAATCAGGTCAGTATGGCCGGCGGTCTTCTTCACCTTAACGGTGTCAACGTTCAACTCAGTCTCAACCTGGGTCCCGTCTTCGTGGTCGGTAACTCGCAACTGGAGCTTCTCACCAATAGACTTAGAGCGAGCACGGAGGAAAAGATATTCAATGTCAAACAGGGCCAGTTCGTAAACGTCAACCCCAGGAGTTGTAATACAATTAGTCAGCACATTAGCAATCGCATTGCTAATTTCGTCCATGTCCTCAGACTCAGCAGCAAGAATCAGAACCTTCTCTTCCTTTACGGTGAAGGGTTGATACTTAATCTTCTTACCCGACGAAGGGATAGTGGTGCTATATTCTGGACGTGGGGGCTTAGGCAGTGCCATAACAAAAAGTTCAGTCACTAATATTTAGACCAAGTATAACAGTCCTACTTTTTCTTTTTAAGCCCCAGATCGTACTCTGTTACTATGCGCCAGCGCCAACCTCGGTTCTCGCAGAACTTCTTAGCAGCTTCCCACTTTGCCATATTGGTGACATATGTCTTGACTGCATAAACCCAACTCTTAGTCTTTCTCTTTGGGTTCTTATCTGGGCCAACCACTTCCTTATGTGGCTTAATTTCTATCATCTCTGTGATAATCAAACCGTCGGTGTCCCGAAACCTAATAATAAAGTCTGGAAAATACCTGCGGGTCTTGTTCTGAATAGGGTCAAAATAGGTGATGCATATCTCCTCTGAAGACCACTGCATGATGTCCTCACGCAAGTCACACCAGTTCATAAACGTCCTCTCCCAGGAAGAACGATACTCAATGCAACTAGCGTCACCTCTATACTTCTTTGGATTCTTTGGCCTGAACCTACCCTGGTGGTTCCTACTCATGCGCCTCTAAATACCTCTATAACCGTATTTAGATAGATGTCCTATACTCAGGCAGCTGCTCTTATGGACAGAGGTCCATCGAGGCCCACTCTATTCAAAGTCAGACTCCCTGGTGGAATTGTTTCCAGGAAAACACAAGACTACATCGAGTTCTTCTGCACGGCAACTTCCATTCCAGGTGTAAGAGCAAACACTGTGGCAGTTGCTGGTCATGAGAATATGGGCGTCGTAAGGGAACAGCCAACTGCTGTGATCTTCGAGAAGCCCTTCACAATGCAAGTAATTGCAGATACGGACTATGCTGCTTATAAGGACTTACGTGGTTGGTTCGATATGATTGCCCAGAATGCAAATCAAGGGCTAACTGGGCGGGTGCAGAGAATGATGTACTATAACACCTACACATACGATATGGAACTCATCAAGTTGGAACATTGGGGAGATTCTGACACCAACACGTTCTCTCTCAATGGGGATGATAATTACCGAGAAGTTATGACGGTAAGGTTCCTAAACGCATACCCCGTTACAATCGACGCCATCAACCTAAGCACAGAAGAACTGAACACCGCAGTGAAGTTCAATGTTGCCTTCACCTATGAGAGCTACACAATTCAAGGATCAACCTCTGGTTCCATCTGATGAAAACAACCTCTGAAAGGATATCTGCGTTATTGCCAGGAAGCCAAAACAATGCAGCAGACACCAACATGCTAAACCTATTGGAGGTGCTGCCCAGTTCAGAGATCGTTCCTGACCCTGATAAATACTATGTGTTCGTCTATAAAGCCAAGTCCAAAGGAATAACATACGACTCGAATCCTTTCGTCCATGTCGATCAAGTGTTCCGTTGGGGCTTTACTGGAACAAACCTCCACTTGGGCCAACCTAGAAGGTACACCTGGGGGGAAACAGCTAGCAACCTCTACGAAGTAGATGAAGCGGATGTCCAATTAGTTCTACAACTGCCAACCACCAACATTCATACGACATGACCGGCGTATTAAAGTATCCACAAGAACTCCAGGAAGGCCAGAGCGATTACATCCTCTTCACCAACCACGAGTATCGCACAAACAAAAGCTACCCAGGACAGTCCTTCAGCTCTCGAGGTGCAAGCGGTCCTGGCAGCGGGGCGAGCATCATTCTCTACATGCCAACCACAACTCCTGCAGTTTCACAGAATAATGACTGGGGTGACAAGTCGTTTGCCGGTCCCCTCGGTGAAGCTTTTGCCGGTGGTCTCACGACTGCTACCAGTGGAATCGACACAGCAGACTTCTCGAGCTTCGAGGCTGGCGTAGCAAGTGGCAAGAAGGCGGCCAAGACGTCAATGGACTATATCAAAAAACAGTTCCAAAACGCTGGGCCGATCGCAAGACAGGCTGGGACCTCTATTGTTGCGAATATGGCCGGAATGACCGCAAACCAACTAACTGCACTACAGAGGGGTGAGGTCTATAACCCAAACGTCGAACTACTCTATAACGGTCCAAGACTTCGAGGTTTCAATTTCCAGTTCCAATTTGTACCAAAGAGCGAACAGGAAGCCCAGATAGTCAATAAGATTATCCTAGAGTTCAAGAAGTGGAGTGCACCCAAGATCATTCAAGACACCGGGATGTATAAGGTCCCCAACGTGTGGGAAGTAAAATACATGACGAACGGCACCCAAAACCCACACATGAACGAATTCAAACGGGCTGCCTGTATGAACGTTGCAGTTCAAAACAACCAGGGTATGAATATGCACATGTCGTTCGCTGACGGCATGCCTGTAATCACAACCCTCGCACTAACCTTCATGGAAGTCGACGTTATTACTCGCGACGACCACGAAGCCGCTAACAACATGGTAGGTTTCTGATGGCTACTCCAACATACTTCTCCAATCTCAACACCATTAAATATGCGGTGTCTGCAAACTCAGCCGGTAAGGTTGAATACATGGATATCGTTGACTACTTCCAGCTGTCAGTGATGCGTGAGGATGTCTATGCAGAAGACACGTTATACATCACATATACCGTCAAAGACGGCCAAACCCCAGATCAAATCTCCTTCGAGGAATATGGAGACGAACAATATTATTGGATCGTACTTCAGGTCAATGGTATTACAGACTACTATAACGAATGGCCCCTCAGCCAATATGAACTGGACGAGTTCATCCTAAAGAAGTATGGAAGTGACGCAGCTGCAGGTGCAACCCACCATTGGGAAACCGTGGAGAC